GCCTATGGAGTCTTCCGAAACAAAGGACAGGTGACTCTACCACATAACATCTCTTTGTTTGGTAAGACTTATGATGAAGAGGAAGTCCAAGAGGCGGTGTCTGAGACGCAGTATAAGAAGTATGATAACTTTGATGAACTATGTGAGGTGACTGCTGATTTACTTGCTCAGAACAAGATTATAGGGTGGTTTCAGAATCGTTCTGAGTTTGGACCAAGAGCACTTGGGTCAAGGTCAATACTTATGAATCCACAACCAAAGAAGAATAAGGACATCGTAAACTCACGGATCAAACATCGTGAAGAGTGGAGACCATTTGCAGGTATCATGCTCGAAGAATATCAGAAAGAATATTTCCAAGAGGATTATCCTAACGAGTATATGTTGTATTCATTGGTTGTGAAACCACATCAAAGAAAAAACATTGGAGCAATCACTCATCAAGATGGTACATGTCGAATTCAAACTGTCAATAAAGAACTACATCCAGAGGTTACCACACTTTTGCAAAAATATAATGAGAAAACTGGATGTCCAATATTACTCAATACATCGTTTAATGACAATGGTCAACCTATCATTGAGACACCGAAGGATGCAGTTGACACCTTTAATAATATAGATTTGGATTACCTGATAATTAACAATTTCTTAATTAGTAAAAACAAATAAATAAAATTTTAAGGGACGTATGAATTTTGCAGTCTACTCAAAGGATGGATGTCCATACTGTGAAAAAATAAAAAAAGTTTTAACCTTGACAAACCTCAAGTATGTTGTGTATAATTTAGGAGAACACTTTGATAAAAAATCATTTTATGAGGAGTTTGGTCAAGGAAGCACCTTCCCACAAGTCGTGGTCGATGGTAAAAAATTAGGAGGATGCGTTGACTCAATCAAATTCCTCCAAGAAAAAAAAGTTATCAACGTCTGAGATAAATAGAAGCGATCTCAAAGTCAATCGTGGTGTTGAGCTCATCCTTAACAAACCAAAAAAGGGAGGTTTTACCGTGACCACAGAACTTATTACAATCGTTACACTTCCAATAGCATTCTTATTATTTGCTGTTGGTGCCGTGACTGGTTGGATAATCAGGGACTACATGATGAACTATCAAGAGATACCAAGACCTCATCCAGAGATGTTTGATGAAAATGGGAACCTAGTTCCTGACGATATTGTCGCATTTAGATTTGAAAATTATGACAGCAACGAAGAAGACGACGACTAAAACTAAAAAACCTAGAACAGTCAACGTCAAAAAACCTGTAAGTCTTGACTTACCAAGAAATCCTTTTGTCTTTGAGATATTAGATTTAGTATCAAAACAAAGAACAAAAGCAAAAAAAATTGAAGTTCTTAAAAGATATGAAGACATTTCATTAAAGGCACTTTTTATTTGGAATTTTGACATGAGTATTGTCAGTATTCTTCCAGAAGGTGATGTTCCATATTCGGGATATGATGAACAGAATACTTACTCAGGTGGAGTTAGTGCAAAAATATCTGAAGAAGTTAGATCAATGCATGCAAAGGGAAGTTTTTCATTAGGTGTGAGTGATGGACAAGGACATACAACTATCAGAAGAGAGTGGAAACATTTCTATCGTTTTGTGAGAGGTGGTGACGATGGTTTAAATAATCTTCGTAGGGAATCAATGTTCATTAATATCTTAGAAGGATTGCATCCATTGGAAGCAGAAATTGTTATTCTCTGTAAAGATAAAAGATTGGGTGAAGTATATAAAATCACTCAGGATGTAGTTGCTGCAGCATATCCCGATATCCAGTGGGGTAATAGAACATAATGGAAGAAATAAAAACTCAAACATCTTGGTCTCAGAAAGAGAAGGATGGATTAAAGGAAAAATATGGGTGTGAAATTTTAGTAGAGAGGGCTAAGTCAGAACAATTAACAAGCACACAGTTTCCTACAGATGCATACATAATTGAGTATCAGGTGAATGATGAAACCTTTCATGATCTATCAAGAGGCACACAGGTAACTTTGTTTGATATGTATTATGATAAGTTTAAACGTGAACTCAAATCAATTAGTTATGGTAAAGGTAATATCAGACCAGGTTTATGGATGTATCAGAAACCAAAGGAAAAGAAAAAGAGAAGGTAAATTCTAAAATATCGCAAAAAAAATTCGACAAAATTTTTTGACCCTTAAGATTTTTAAAATGTAACAGATGTTACAGTTTTGCTTGCCTATATAATAGGAATGTGTTAGAATTAACACAACGTTCAACCTCGCAAGAGGTCGCAAGTAAGCCGACTCGGAACGGAATCGTTCATCCCATAAGGGACGCAAAAGCCGACTGAAGGAACGGGATTAAAAACCCTACTACTGAGGACAAGCAAATGGCAACAGTTACTTACCGTGGTGTCGAGTATGACACTGAAGAGTACA